AGGAGATATGATATCGTGTATGCAAAGAATTTAACATTAACTAAAGGGGTGGACAACAAGATTCAATTTGAGTTTTTGAATCAGGATCAGAAACCTGTCGATATAACCGGAAAAGTTATTTCTTTTAGGCTTATTAACAGCGACAGTTCCGTTGTTTATTTTAGAAAACAACTGACACCTACCTTAGCACTGAAAGGTTTAGCAGAGTTAGAAGTAGATAGTTCTGACCTATTACCTGTAGATCCGCAGCAATGTTTTTATTCATTAGAAGTAGGAGAAGGTTCATCCAGTTATCCTGCTTTCGTAAGCCCTGACGCTATGGCAAAGGGCATAGTCAATGTAGTTGATACCATTTATGCAAAGCATAGACCTAGTATAGCTATACCAATGCCATCTCACCCTAATCCGATATCTACTGGTATCACGTTTTATAGCAGTGAATTTAGTACGTTAGACCAAACACTGTTTAATGACCAATTCACTATTCAAATGAAGCTGGATAACTTTACGGGGAATATTGTAGTTCAAGGATCTACATCCCAAGCAGCATATTGGTACAATATAAAGCCAACTAACACCAATACTGTGGTTAACAGCTATTCGGAAAACTCAGATGCAGTTGCTTTTTTCATCGAAGGCTATCACCCATGGATTCGTATAGAATTCAATGATGTATCATCTGGTAACGTATCTAACATTCTTATCCGATAAAAGTTGACATTCTATCAAACTGTGCTAAAATAGTAATATGTTTGATATTCTGTCTCTTATTCCAGGCAAAAGAAAAAAAACTCATAGTGGCTGGTATAGCTTCAACGGGGTTTGCTGTAGTCACCGCGGGCACAGGCCTGACAAGCGAATGAGGGGCGGGGTTAAGTTTGACGGATTGTATAATTGGTCTTACCATTGTTTTAACTGCAACTTCAAATGTAACTTCACTTTAGGAAGAAGCATTAACCACAAGACAAAAGAACTGTTATTGTGGATGGGCGTAGACGAGGATCAAATCAAGCGATGGAGTTTAGAAAGTCTACAGAAAAAGGATATACTAGACTTTACTCAGAACAAAGTATATAAGAGAATTTCGTTTGAAGAAAAGCCGTTACCAGAGAACAGCGAATATATAGACCCAAACAATCTTAAACACAGAAGATACTCAGAGTATCTAATGGATAGGGGTATAGATCCTAAAAGCTATCCGTTCCTAGTAACACCTAATGTTGTATCCAGAAACAAACACAGGATTATAATTCCTTATACATTCAAAGATAAGATAGTAGGAAATACTAGTAGATATATTGATGGCAGAAGTCCCAAGTATTTTAACGTTCAACAGCCCGGATACGTATTTGGGTATGACTTTCAAAAACCAGATTGGCAGATATGCATCGTAGTCGAAGGAGTATTTGATGCTTTAAGTATAGATGGGTGTGCGGTTCTACACGATGATATTAGTGACGAGCAGGCAGCAGTATTATCTACATTAAACAGACAGATAATAGTTGTCCCGGATTACGATGCTACTGGCTTAAACATGATTGATAGAGCATTAGAGTTGGGCTACAGTGTCAGTCTCCCTCCCTGGGAACAAGGTATTAAAGATTTAAATGATGCGGTAAGAAAATACGGGAAGCTACCTGTATTGTTAAGTATAATTGAGAATGCGACTAATAGTAAAATAAAATTAGAAATGAGGAAGAAGCAGATTGTTAAAGGATTATAACGTAGACGTTCAAGCTCTGTTTTTGCGTATGATGATTACAAACGCAGAATTGTATACCAGAGTTATGAACATAATGAATTCAGCTAACTTCGACAAGTCACTAAGACCTGTAGCTGAATTCTTCAAAGAACACACAGACAAGTATAAAGTTTTACCTGATCCTGCACAGGTTAAGGCTACAACCGGTGTGTCTATTGACCCAATCGAACACTTGGATGAAGGTCACACTGAATGGTTTCTAGACGAATTTGAAAAGTTTACAAAAAGACAAGAGCTAGAACGTGCAATTTTGAAGGCAGCGGACTTACTTGAGAAAGGTGAGTTCGAACCTGTTGAAAAACTAATCAAAGACGCAGTACAAATCAGTCTACAAAAAGACATGGGTATGGATTACTTTGCTGACCCTAGAGCCCGTCTTATGGCATTAAAATCCAACAACGGACAGAACTCAACTGGCTGGCCTAGTATGGATCGTAAGTTATACGGTGGGTTTAATCGTGGCGAATTGCAAATCTTTGCAGGTGGTTCAGGCTCAGGTAAGAGTTTGTTCATGCAGAATTTAGCAGTCAATTGGTCACAGCAAGGATTGAACGGCGTTTACATCACACTAGAACTTAGTGAAGGCTTGTGTTCTATGCGTATTGACAGTATGATGACCGACACAAGCAGCCGTGAAATTTTCAAGTCTATTGATGACATTGAAATGAAAGTTAAAATGCTTTCTAAGAAAGCAGGTAAATTGCGTGTTAAATATATGCCGGCACAAAGTAACGTCAATGATATCCGAGCATACTGCAAAGAATTACAGATTCAGACAGGAATGAAGGTTGATTTTGTATGCATCGACTATCTGGATTTGTTGATGCCTGTCAGTGCAAAAGTCAGTCCCAGCGACTTATTTGTTAAGGACAAGTATGTTGCAGAAGAAATTCGTAACTTAGCGAAGGAGTTAAATGTATTATTGGTCACAGCTTCACAGCTTAACCGCTCAGCGGTTGAAGAAATTGAATTCGATCACTCACATATTTCAGGTGGTATTTCAAAGATTAATACTGCGGACAATGTATTTGGTATTTTTACTAGTCGTAGTATGCGTGAGCGTGGACAGTATCAACTTCAACTAATGAAAACTCGTAGTTCTAGCGGTGTGGGACAGAAAATCGAACTAGAGTTTAACGTTGAAACACTAAGAATCACAGACCCTGATCCTGAAGGTTACGGTGACCAACAAGCTGCTAAATCTGCTCAGCCCAGTGCAAATGATATTATGTCTAGGTTGAAACCTAGTAGCACAGTTACAAATGTAGGTGAAGGTATTGAAATTGACACTAGTTCTAATAAGCGTGTTGAAGCAGACGTACAGGGTAGCAAGTTAAAATCCCTACTTAAGAATCTGCAAAAGTGATAAATACACTATAGGAATCTGCATTATGCAAAAAAAGACACGTAGCCTGTTAGAAGAATTGCAGTCGTTAGGTGACCAAAAAGATAAAAAGTATATTATCGAAAGCCGTGCCCAGCATATTATTACTAGTGCAATTAATCTATTAGAAATGATTAACAAAAACTATGGTACTGAAAAGGCAGCTGTCTTAGAAAGAAAACTACTAAGTGCAATTAAGTCCCGTGACCAAAGCAGATTTTCTAAAAGTTTAAGGAAGAACGATGAAAATCAGGGAGATTAATGAGGGTTTAGGTGACGTTGGTGCTGCTATAGGGTCTGGATTATACAAAGCTACCGGCGGCATGATCGGTAGCAAACAAGCCGCAATCGAACGAGGTTTCATATCAAATTTTAATAGCCAACTAGCCCGTAGCGCACGTACGGGCGGTCCTGCATTTGATATGGAAGATTACTTAAATGCATATGCACAACAATTAGGCTGGCCTCTATCTGAAAAAGAAAAGATGTATATCAAGCAACTTTCAGACCAAGCTACTGCTAAAAAATATTCCTCAGGATCTATAACTCCTATCGGTAGATTGATGTATAGTCTTGCCGACAAATATAGAAGAATTCAACCTGCAGGTGGATACACTAGGGGAACTACCACTAAGACAAAATCTGCCGGTGGAGCTACCGGTGGAACTACTACTCCTGCAGCACCGGCTGCTTCGACTGAACCTAGTCCAGCTGCTGCTCCGGCAGCATCGACTTCACCACGAACAACAGGTGCAAAAATACTGAATGCCCTCATGAGGGTATACAAAGAGCCTACTGGCAAAACAGATTTAGAGCAAATAATGCGTGATTCTGCCTACTTATTGTCTAGGTTAGATAAAAGTAGATACAATACAACAGTTCGAGATTTAGCGACCGGCGGGGCTTTTGCTGCAGGTGTAAAAGGTTCAGCTACTACTGCTCAAAGTTCAGCGCCTCCTTCAGCACCTAAACCAGAACAGACTGTGCCTTCTGATATTAACCAAGCTATGCCAGGATTTAGTAAGGCTTCCGATGACCTAGAACATAAGATGAAGCCCGGTGGACCTGTGCCATCTTCAGCAGAAAGAGCATATCGTCCCGGAAGCAGAAAACCCGGAGTCACTGACGTATCACCGAAAGTGAGAAAATAATGGATTTTCGTTCAGTAATTACTACTTTGGAAGAGTTGAATACTGTATTGTTTGAAGACAAGGGGCACCTAGATCACCCTGAGGACGCTATTTTCTTAGGTGGAAGTCAATATGCATTAAAAGCAGTAGATGCATGTGTAAAAACTGCTCAGAACCCAAAGACAATTACAATTAAGTGGGATGGTTATCCTGCATTGATTTTTGGACGAGGTCCTGATGGTAAGTTTACTATCATGGATAAGCACATGTTTAATAAGAAAGACGGCACTGGTCGAGTAAATTATAGTCCACAAGCGTTCTTTAAATACGACCAAGCTAGGGGTGTCAACAGAGAAGGTCTATACCCTATCATTCAGCGTATTTGGAAAGGTTTGTCCGAAGAGGATAGGGCTTTGGGTTATTACTGGGGTGACTTACTGTTTAGTCAACCACTGCAAGAAAAGAACGGATTATATACCTTTAGAGCTAATCCCGGAGGGATTACATATACAGTAGATGCTGATTCAAGTGTAGGTCAAATTATGACCAACAAAGTAGCAGGAATCGCAGTACATCAATTTATTCCTGCTAGTGCAGCAAGTACAGATGAGGCTCAAAGTCTTGAAGGTAGTATAGGTAAACTTAAAAACACAAGTAACGTAGCTATTGTTCCTAGTGCAATGCCCATAGTACCAAAATTAAAGTTGAATGCTGCACAAGTTACTCGCTGTCAAACTGCAATTCAAAAATATGGACCTTCAGTAGACCAGATGTTACAAGGTCCCGCAGGAACAAAGAGTGCTTTTAACAGTAACTTGTTCACAGTTTATATCAACAAAAAGATTGTATCTGGTAATCTTAATAATCTAGTCCGAGACTTTATGGAATATGTGAATACTAGACCAATGAGTGAAGCTATGAAAGCTAAGATTATACCTCACATTCAAGCTAACAAAGAGGGCATCGCAGGGGCATTTTTGATATGGTCTGAGATTTACAAGTTGAAAATGTCTATTGTAAAACAATTAGATCAAGCAAGTAAGACTGGACCTGTTAAGGGTTATCTACAAGATGGCACACAGACCCAAGAGGGATATGTGTCCTACGGGTTTAAGTTCGTTGACAGAATGGGTTTTAGTCGCCAAAATCTAGCCGCAAGGCAAGCCCAAACCTAACTTTTTTTGCAATTGGCATAAATAAATATATGAATCTATAGGATTCAAACATTTAAAGGAAATTTATCATGGCATACACAACACGTACACATGGCGACTTCAAGCCAGTAGCAAACTATGACGTACCTGAGTATTCAGTTGGCGCAGTTAACGCAGCAACTTCTGCTAAGACAGTACAACCACAAGGTCCTAAGTTAGACTTCTTCACTATCACTTTAGCTAACGTAGCTACTGACGGTGCTGTATTGAAGGCTACTATCGACGCTATCCAACAACTAGCAGTTGTTTACTTGTATGAAGTTACTGATGCAGCTACTGACACTCTAGCAGTTGCAGTATACCCAACAGGTGCTTGGACAACAGCTTCATTGGACACAGCAACTGGTGGTACAACTACTAACGGTGCTACATTCACAAACTAATCTAATTAGTTACATAAAAAAGCCCAACTTAGTTGGGCTTTTTTATTGGCTACCCAATAAATACACTAAAGGAACATATATGGCCACTTTAAACATTCCATGGAGATTATACTACCCGTTAGTATCTATATCAACTAAACCCGATTCTTATGCAGTCAGTCGTATATCAGCAGGATGGTACCCTGCTTCTAGAGGAGCATCCACAATAACTTATTCTACATTAAGGAATGTAGAAAATAACATACAAAAAGCGTTAGCAGATCAAGAAGGAAAACTAAGATATCTGGAAAGAAGTTTATCTCAAGCATACGGTAGAGACACTACAAGACGAAATGCAGATATTTTAAAGAATGTTAGCTCATATAATCGAGTTGGATTGACATTCAACGGAAAAACGTACCTATCATTGTATCAAGAATACGCTACTTTGGTAGCTGCCGCCCAATTTACAGCAACTATAATTAGACAGCATAGACTAGTATAATAATGTGGGGTGAATCTCACCTCATAAATATCTATATGAGTT